AGCATGTGAATGTGCGCCTCTTTCAAAGCGTTCTCAGCCATCATGGCTGGATAGGCGTAATCAACCAGAATTTCGTTGTCCATTAACAGTCTCCATAACTTTTACCCATGCCGCTTTCGCAGTTGACCGGCAAACCTTCGGCCCATGACGGAACCCAGCGCATACAGGATTCCACGTAGGCCCGCGCTTCTTCTGCCTCAGCCTCTCGGGCAACAATCCCGATGGCGTCATGAACGGTCAAGACAACCTTGTACCGCTTGGCAATTTTCAACATTTGTTCTCCGATGATACAGCGGGCCACTGCCTGTGTAAAGTTCTCCACCACCTTGCCGCCATAAATTTTTGTCTGGCCTGCACGGGTGTCATACACGAACTGCCGCTTGCCCTGCTCATCGGCTACCTCTCGCAGCCCCTTGTAGTGGATGTACAGCCCGTTGGGCAGCTTGATGCCGTTCGGCTCAATGGTCAGCAGCTTATCGCGGCACAGGGTCATGGTCATACCCCGCACCATGCAGCGCAGGGCTTCGTGTGACTCCCGCCAAAGCTCTGGGATCTTGGGGTAAGTGGTGCGGTAGGTGTCGATGATGCGCTTGGCCTCCTCCTCGGCCACATCAGTGCCAAACGTCTTGAGCTGTGCCTTGAACTTGGGGCCTCCCATGCCATAACCTGCGCCCAAAATCGTGGTCTTACCCACGAACCGCTCCGGTGCTGTGATGTCAGCAATGAGCTTTTGGTAGATGGCCGATGCCATGATCTTGTACACATCCTCACCCTGGGCAAACGCCGCTACCAAATCATCTTGGCCTGCCTCCCATGCTAAGGTCCGCGCCTCGATCTGTGAGGAGTCAGCATCGATGAACGTGTAGCCCTCGGGGGCTAGGATCGCCTTCTTGAGCTTGCCTGCGTTGGCTCCCCGGCTGGGTAGGTTTTGCAGGTTGATGGAGTCCGATCCACCCCAGCGCCCTGTGTGGGCGGCGTAGTACTTCAAGGGCACGGGGAACTTGCCCCTACTCGACAGGTCAATGAACCGCTGGGTGCGCGTTTCCTCCAGGGTGGACTTGGTACCTATCCGGGCAGCGGAGAGCGCCTGCACACGGGTATCCTCATGCTCCAGCAGCTTCTTGAACGCCTCATCGCTCTTGGCAAAGGCGAATGTTTCCTTGCCGGTGGTCATGCTGATTTTCTTGGGTGGTTCCACCCCCAGGCTTTTGAGCATCTCTGCAAACTTGGGGTTGCTCATGAGCACCGAGCGCACCTCGGCTTTCATCTTCTCATCACCAATGATCTGCTTGACTGCAAGCTCTTTGTGGCCGATGGCTTGCAGGGCCCCGACCAGATGCGCTTGCTTGGCTGTGGATACTTCCTCCAGATGCTTTTCCAGCAGCCGCCCATCCAGCTCCAGCACGGGGTGCGTGAACATCCGCAGGGTCAGGTCGATGAGCTTGAGTTCGCTTAAGGGGAAGTTTTGCGCCATCATCTTGTGGAAGATGAGGTAGGTTAGCTCAACGTCATTGGCACAGTAGCGCCCGTATGCCTCAAGCTGCCCAGCGGAGAATGAGCTGCGTTTATACCCAACGAAGCTATGCACCTCGCTGCCCTTCTCTCCCACACCGTATCGCTCAGCCATGGCCTTGAGTGAGCCACCAGCCTCCACACCATGCAGTGCCCGCCCCATGCTCAGCGTATCGAGCCAACCCCTAGGGGTAACGTCATAGCGCCATGCCAAGATTGCGCCGTCGAACATGGTGTTGTGGGCCAGCACAAACGATGTCTTCCACGGCAGGCTGCGCAGCACCTGAGCCATGAAATCATCAGTGCCTGTCACCCAGTGGGTAGGGCCGTCGTTGATCTTGTATGCAAACCCGATAACCTCAAACTGCTCCGAGCGAACGTACTCCTCGGTGCTGATCTTTGTCAGGCTGAAATGCGGGTCGTAGTAGGTTTCAAAGTCAATGGTGATGATGTTCATGAGCTTGTGTTGTTTGTTGTGAAGGGTCCGGAAGGCACCGCCCCCCAATTACCTTCCCGCGCTTCCTTGTCCATGGTACTTTGCAGTATCCGCATTGCTTCATCTCGCATTACGGCGGGGGAAAGGATGCTGTTTGAAGATTTGTTTATGGTATAGCCCTGCTGTGGCCCCAGGGTCTTGCTTGCGCTCAGAATCCGGCTTCCCGCTGAGGTGCTATATCGGTACTCTGTTTCAGTGCCTGCGAGGATGTGCCTCAAGTAATCTTTCTTGAGGTGTGCGCGGTACACCTCTCGGTACTTGGCAACGATGGCATCCATCTCTTCTTTGTCAAGCGCCCACTCAAGCATTGAACGGGTTGCAGACATGTTCACGCTTTCCCTGGTGAGATACTCGGTGGTGCTGTTCACATGTGTGCGTATGGCATGCAGCAGTGTGGACCACCTGAACTTTTCTGTGCCCTCAATGAACTCTTCTGGGTTGGTGCCCATGCGCTCCAGCACAAGATCCACGAATGATTTTTCTTCGGTCATGGTTGGTTCCCTCTTATAAGGATCAGATACGCATGCAGCGTATCCACATTGTTTTCATTGATGAGGAAGGTAAGTCCGCCTGAGTCTCGGATGAGCCGTAGTTCCCGATCTTGCAGTTCGGTGGTCATGCCCTTACCCGCCTTGCACTCGATAGCTACGAACCTGCCCTGAATGCAGCAGATCACATCGGGGATGCCTTGCCTACCGTACCCGTTGGCGGGCGGGAAGAAGTAGTAGCCCGCATGGGCTGCACAGAACGCATCGAGGATGTCGCGCACACGCTTCTTGACTTTACCTTCAGGAGTCATTGCCATGTCAGATCCCAACCTCACCCAGCTTGCGCTGATAGTGCCAGTACTTGCCAGCATCGGGGCTGTCCTTCTTGCCTTGGCGCATGGCGTACTTGATCATGTTGCCCTTGAGGAACCCACGGAATTCTTCGGGTGTGAGCAGGGCTTGCATTACATCCCATGGCTGCGGGTCCATGTCTTTGTAGTGGCTGCCACCGACCTGCATGTCGTTAGCGTTTGGCGTTGATAGCTGGGCTTGTATTCTGCGCATGGCTTCCTCTTCTTCAGGGGTCCAGTCATCGTTAAAGAGCGGCAGTTGGTTTGATGTGGCGATCATAAAAATGCTTCCTCTGCTGTGTCAAAAATTGTTGGGGGTGGGTTTGCTTTGAGATGTTTACGATGTAAAGCTTCAAGCATTCTGCCATCGACTCGGGTAAAAGGCCACCAGTTCTTTAGCTCATCCTGGCTTAACGGTTTGGGTGTACTGTCGCTTAGGTCTTGGCTCACTGATCGGGACTTCCTTCGTGTTGAAGCTGTGACCGTTGTAGCAGATGCGGCGTCTGAGGGGGACACCGTTGAGGGTCTTGGTTGTCTTAACATCAGTAGGTGCTCCGCACAGTGGGCATTTCACTTCTTCTCCTTCAGTTTATCGACGGCATATGCCATCGCTTGATAAAAAGTCCAGCGGTTGTTCGGCTCAATCTCGTTGACCGCTGTGTAAATCTTCTCCAACAACCGCCACAGTTGATCTCTCTGGGCCATCGCACAAATTGGACGCTGGCAGTGAAAGCTGCATGAATGTACGTCAGTCATTTCTTCTCCTTTGCAAAGTCATCGACGGCAATACAGCCACGGGTCCGACAGCCCTCATCCATATCAGGCAGGTACTCATCAAGGGCTGTGTAAATCTTGAACCGCAGCACAGAGGGTGATGCGTGATACAGGATGGCAAGGTCGGTCAGCTTCTCCACCAAGGGCTTGGCTTGTTCGTATCTCATTTCTTCTCCTTTGCAGGGCAGTCCCGGCCCTGGTTGCATTTGTGGTTGCAGGGCGGGCACTTCGCGCCGAAGACAGGCCAGTCGTCGAACAGTGGCATCTCGTCTTTAGCTTGCCCCCTTGCTCGGATGGCGGCGGCGCATCTCTGCGCTATGCCTTCAATCGTTGCTTCGCTGTCACACACCTCGGCACACGCCTCGCGCTCATCAGCACGGACAAGGGCGGCGAAGCGTTCAAGTTCAGAATTCGTGCAGGTAAAGGAAAACTGCGGCCTGTAATTGAAACGGTCCAATTCTTCAACGTCAAAACCAGACTCCCGCGCCATGCGAATAACATCTTCTTTCATTTCTCATCCCTCCATGTGCCATCCGCAAAGATGAACCGTGTGAACAGCAGGTTGCCTGCTTTGTCGTAGTGTGCTGCCATGCACGGCAGGTTGTTGAGCGCAGGTGATCGGGA